GCCGCATCAAAGTTGGCATCCGTGATGACCATCGTATTCCCGTTGCTGAATTGGAAGACAGTATCGGGGAAGGTCTTACCGGATGCCCTTGCCAGCGTAACCCCCAGAGCCACAGCACTCAGGCCGTTCTGGTCGTCCTTGGTGGCTGAACACATAACCCCTTCGATGAGTATCCCAGTCATCTTCAGAGCTTCTTTGTCGGCCTTATCCTTCTCTGCTTGCTTGCTGGCAATGTAGCTTGCCAGTTGTTCAGCAGCAGTAGCGTCTTCGGTGTCTGTAAAGACAGGGCCAGGGATGTATTTGGTGTACCACTTACCATTGACCTGTTCCACACCTGATCGCTGGGAGTATTGCCAGAACTCCGTCAGGGTCGCTTGTGCGCCTTCAAAGACAACATCGGCACCGAGGGCTTCCAAGACCTCATCGGTAGTGCGATCCCATGTAGGGCCGCCATTCTCTTTCTGGTAGCGCCGGAACTGATCTTCCAGCATCACCTCGCCTGTACTGCGGATTCTGATTTCCATAGGTGCCTCTAGGCCACGGCCAAAAAGATGTAACTGGCAGAACTGACATTAATGTTAGTCGCCGCAAGCTGATTGACGATAAATCCAGTGCTGTCGGTGTCTACGCTGTCATCGGTAGTCACTTCAGCAGCAGTAGTATTTAAACTGAGGTGTGGATCGTTACCTGAGACAATCCCGCGTGCGCTGTCCCAGACGTACCAGTCCCCGGTAGAGTCAGTGCACTTGATGAGGACGAACCTCGCGCCACCTGTGAAACCACAGTTGATTGTTTGGTTGCTACCGTTGCCGGTGTAACTTCCCACCTTGCTGACCCCAGCGACGGTGGCGAAGAGGTAGGCGACGTAAGTGCCGCCAGATGCGTTTACAGTTGTACTTGTCCCAATGCTAAATACAGTGCTTGTAGGACTTGTACTATTCCATTGAGTGGTGCCAGTAGCTTTAGCGCTTATGCCATTCAGTATTAAGTATTCAGTATTTGAAAGTGCGGCAGAATATGTATCCCAATTTGCGCCTGTGGCTCTTCGCCTTACAAAAATAAGCTCTGGAACAACACCTAAATTATGTGTTTGAGTGGTATTTGATCCCGTTCCTGTATAGCAGACCACATCAAAGAAGCCGGGGGCGCGGCGGAACAACCAGTCAACGTATGTGGCTCCTGATTTGTTCCAAAGATCAAGAACCCCGGGAGCCGATATTTTTAGGTTAGTGTTGTTATCAAACGCAACGCTTGTAGCAGAAAGCCCTGATAACTCTGCGCTGGCATTAGTTGAAGATACGGCAACATCATTCCCTCGCAGTCTATCCTGAAAGAAGTTCCTATCGTCGCTGTTGTTTGTTCTGTCCCTAATTACCGCAAGATCAACAGGGAAATTAGTGTTATCAAGCGCAGCAGCGCCAGTGCCAGTTCTTGCAATAGGCGTAAACACACTCGTCCCACTCGTCGGCACTTTCATCGGGCCACGGCGGATGGCGATGTAGATGTAGGTGCGGCTTGCGTTTAATGAAATGTTTGCCCCTGTAGCAAATACTTTCACATCACCCGTAGCAGAATTTTCTGCGCCTGATGTATTTGGGACAAGTCTTGCTGTCAAAGAGCCAGAACCAATACCAACAAGTCCGCGCATATTGTCTGAAACGCGCCAATCATCAGCAGCCCCTATATCTTTTGTCAGAATCCACTGAGGCTCCCATCCGAGGTTAATTGTGGCATTGGTTGAACCATCAGTCGTAAACGACCCACACGAAATCACATTGTCCGTACCAGACAGGCCGAAGCCGCCTGCATCGTGGGCGAAGAGGTAGGCGACGTAAGTGCCGCCCGATCCATTTACCTCGTCGTTACCGCTCAGAGTAAACACGGTCGAAGTAGGAAGCGTGTTATTCCAGCGTGATGGGCTTGTTGTAAATGCGGCATCTGTTGCGTTTAAGCGCATCATGTAGTCTTGCGGGGAGGCGTTCATTGAACGGTGGTAAACGGCCCAGCCATTTGCAGCATCAGTGCGCTTAACGATAATACAGCCCGGCACAGAGCCAAGGTTATGAGAAACAGTGCGGCCAGCAGTCCCATTCCCCGTATACGTCACCACATCAAAGAACTTCGGCTGTTTGCGGAATGTCCATGAGGCAAATGTAAATCCATTGTTATTTACATTGCCGCTAACATTATCAACGCCAAGTGAATACCCATTTGTATTGTACCCTGTTACCGCATCGGTAGCCGTCCCTGCTGCGTCGGTTGATCCACTATTTAGTTGTCCAGTCGCGCCACGGTTTGTATCAAAAATTGCATGAGCGCCAGCGGCTGATCGGCACTTTGTCCAAATCATTCCGCCTTTTGTGGATAGATCAATTCCATTAACAATTGATCGGGCGGTCTGGTTACCGGTATAGAGATACGTCGAGAAAACATCCTCTATATACACACGATCAGCAGCCGCACTACCGAAAGCGTCGTATGTTGCTGCGCCTGACGTTGCTTGTAATGGCATCGGTTAAGCCTTGAACTGAGTTACAGAGGCCAGCACAGTAAACGTAGCACTGCCGGTCTTGATGATGAGGTATCTATAACTGTCGATGCCACTTGCATTGCCTGCCGTAGGCGCACCACCAACCCAGCGTGTAGTTACACCAGATGTCGTACCGTCCACCTGGACAACGTTGTTGTAATAGGCTGTGGAGCCTTGGGTGACAAGGAAGGCAACAGTGACTGACTGGCCTATCGCCATCAGGTTGTCGAGCTTTGTGTATGGATCGCCCCTGAAATTCACCGTCCAATTTGCCGACGCATTCGAGGTGTAATACAAAACAGACTGCTGATTAACGTCAAAGTTAATTGTGCCAGTCGCCGCAGCTGCAACAACCGGGGCTACCTCAACGAACCCTTCGGTTAAATTCAGAACCGGCAGATTTGGGACGTAGTTAAACGTCGATCTCTGAAGTTGTGGCATTAGTAATTGCCCCCGATAGCACTGACCGCGATACCGATATTCGTTCCACCGGCCGCCACTGTGGTGCCAGCGTAGATACGATAAGACGCGGGGAGATTCAGCCCATTAACTGGCAGCGTCAAAGGATAGGTCGTCAGGGCAGACGTTCCTAGAGCGGTCACTGTGGTCGCAGGAATAGCCACCTCGCCCAGGAAAATATTGTTGCCTGCGGTCGTATTCGCAGAGCCGTTGTTGATCCAGAAACGAACCAAGGTGGCAGCGGAAGTGCCGGATGCCGTGGTGCCGTTGGTAGACGCAAGACGGCAAACAATCTGATCGATCCGCGCACCATCAGACCCTGCGGTGAACGCTAACACCATCGCGGTTCCGGTCGCCTCTGTGCCATCAAACGCCTTGGTGTTGGTCATGGCGGTCGAGAGAACCGCATTCAGTGCGCCGACGTTCGGGGTTTGGGTGAAAACTGGGGTAGCTGTAACGGCCATGATTAGAACCCTCCAAAGGAATTGGCAATGTAAATATCAGAACCCGCAGTGTACGGCGAAAGCGCAGCCCAGCTCGCGGATAAACTAGGATCGGTTGTCCCGCTCGTGCTTGTTTTGGCGCGATAGGACTTGAAGTTAATCGGAGACCAGACAACAGCACCAGCAGCGTATGACTGCCCGCTGACCCATTGAGTAGCATTGCTTGCTGCTTCAGCAGCGTCCGCAGCAGCCTCGGCCTGGTTCTTGGCTACCACCGCAGCGTTCTTTTCTGCAAGGGCGTCTGACGCGCTTGTAGCGGCGGCACTAGCACTTCCAGATGCTGCCGTGGCGCTTCCAGAAGCAGCCGTAGCACTCGCGCTGGCCGCACTAGCACTCGCAGCAGCAGCAGCGGAAGACCCAACCCACCAAGACGGAGAACTCGCTGGATTGTTTCCGGTGTTGGCGTTTTGCAAACTTGTGTACAAAACCCCATCCGTGCCGACTACGTTAGCGTTGATCGCATAGGTCGATGTCGAATTCCAAACCAGCTGAATCGGAACCCACCATGACGTTTCGGTTGAAGGATTTTTGTTCAGGTTGGCGTTCTGAAGCGACTGATAAACAATCGCCTGATAGGTCACGACAGAACCTAGCTTGTAGGTCGTTCCTGCGCTCCACTCCACCGAATAAAGAAACGTCCATGATCCGGTAGTTGTTACGGGGTTGTTGTTGATGTTGTTGTTTACCAATGAGCGATAAAACTCACCATTTGACCCCTGGACAACATCGTTAGCTTGGTAAGTCTTGGTCGAAATCCACGCGTCACCGAAATTGGATTCAGTCTCTCCTACGGGATCACGAACCAGAATCTGCGTGTTGTCTGATTTGGTCAGGATCGCTTTCGCTACGCCATCGAAGAAGATGTTTGGCTGACGCCCTGCTGCCGTGAGTATCACGGGGTTCGGATTGAGGATCGTATAGTTTACGTCTGCGTAAGTGTTTTTCGGGGTCGTTGTCCCAGTTTCGTAGAAGTAGATTTTCCCGCTGACGAGAGGATCGCCAGCGTCATCAAAATATTGTGTATCGAGCGAACCAAAGCGAGCCATTGCTCATTCCTCGTTTGACTGTTGCGCGCCGAAACCAACCACCGCAGCAGATCGGCCCCTATAATCTGGCGACGCGACCCGGCGAAGCTCTGTCGTCAGCCTGTCCACACTGCCAGTTTCCAAAAGCCGTCGCAGATCGTTCGGGTTCATGCCGGCTGTCAAAAGTATGTCGCCAGCCTGAATGAGCCCTTTCAGATAAAGGTCGCTGCCTTTCTCGGCTCTCATGTTGTCAATGATACCAGTAACCTCGCGTGCAAGCTGTGTCGGACTTGTCACCAAAGATGCAGCCTGACCGAGAGCCTGCCTGTATCCACCAGCTGGCATCAGCGATTCCTTGATCCGCTGAAGCTGTCCAGCGGTCGTCGAGTTGCCGATAACAGCGTTCCTTGTAACAACGAACTCGGTTTCCCGTCTCAGGCTATCCATAAACGCTTGTCGAGTTCTGGCATCAGTAAACAGCGTGCCCAACTTCATCGCGTCGCCATTTTTGCCGAACAATGCCTGTACCTGGTTGCGAGTTGCTCCGGTGCTGTCAATCCGATTCAAAATGGCTTCTTTCGCGCCCAATATGTAAGCGTTCCTTTCAGGCTGCGTCATGACGCTCGTCAGGTCTCGCAATTCTCGTGCATTGGTCTGGAAAATCTCTCCACCCAATGTCGCAGCGTCTTCAATTGCCATTCTTCCAGCGTACAGTTGCCGCGCCTGCCCATATTCTGGGATTTGCGCGTCAGCCTCTCGTACCATGTAATTGCGCAACTGAATCAGCCGTCTCGCTTCTTGATTCTGTCCACCTCGAAGCGCAGCGCCAATCTGGTCATCCAGAGCGCGTTTCGTTTCGTCGATCAGATCAAAATTGCTTACTTGCTCGCCCATCGCTCTACGATCAGCAAGCCGTCTTTGCACTTCTGGCTGAACTCGGCCGATGGCGCTGTCACCTTCAAACCTAGCCCTCAAAGCTGGCGGAATGGATATTCCCTGCTGAGATGCTTGTTGGTAAAGCTGACGAACTTGTGGGCCAAGCGTCTGATCGACGGTTTGCAGGTAATTGTCCAAGCTGTCAGCACTGATGATATCCATCGACTGCGCAATCCGCGCTCCAGATCCCGCCTGGCGCTGGCTTACAGCCCTGCGGGCCTGTCCTGATATCCCTTCGTCCACGTTCATCGCCGCTCTTAGAATCTCGCGGAATGACTGGTCAATGTCCGCCGGAAGGGCATTAGGGCCGAGAGATCGGTACTGCCTCATCGCGTCGTCGACCGACATACCAGATGCCCTCAGAGACTTCGCCAACATCTCTCCGGCAATATCCTGACGAGCTCGCGATAGGTTGCCAGCCATCGCGGTAAAGTCCGTTTTATTCGTTAGCATCCGGTCAATCCCAGAGATGATCGGGATACCAGTAACTCCACCGGCTAACGCACCGACAAACTCGCCGCCAGGAAGCCCCGTTTCTTTTCCTATCTCACCGCCAACTACAGCTCCGGTTGTTGCGATAGCCTCTTGCGCTGGGGTTGTCCTAGCCATCTCGGTCGCAACTCGCCTCGCAACAGAGGGCGTAGCCGTTTGAGGAAGCATTCTCATACCCGCCCGCAACAACGCCTGCGGCCCCAGAGCCATCGGGAGAGCCTCGCCAGCACCAGAAACAATCTGTTGCGAAAGCCCCGGCCGCATATATGACCCAGCGGGAGCCAGCGCGCCGATTGACTCAAGCGATCCTCGAACCGTCGGAATCCTTGCTTGCGCTCCTGAAATCTGCAAAAGGCTGTTGACTGCATTCGGGCCGAGGAAGTCGATTACATCCGCAACCGATCTCCCTGCCGCGTTAGCTGCTTCCATCAATGGTCGCGTGCCAGGCAGGCTGTAAAGCGTGCTCAATATCGGGTCGGACTGGATTCCTTGCTGGAACTGCGAAGGCTGCGGCGCGTTAGACATTGCCTGACTCACAATATCCTGCCTGCTTCGCTGAACAACAGGAACATCGGTCTGCGGCGAGACCTTTGCCGCCATTGCCTCTTGCAAGATTTGTTCTCTGGTTTTAGCCATTACTTGCCACCAATGAATTCGCGCTTGTCTGCGTCAGGCAGTCTATCCCATGCCTCTTTCGTGCCACCCATTTGCGTCCACTCTGCTGGCATTGTCAATTCGCCGGTAGACCATGAATCCAACATAGAAATCGCATTGTTCAACTCACGAACGGTTGAGGAATCATTTGCTTCCTCCGCTCTATCCAGTGCTTTTTCAACGGATGTTTTGGCAACGCTTAATGCTTGATTCAACAAACGGATGTTGGTGTCGGTATTTCGACCGATAGACGCTTCAATTCTTTCAAGCCTCTGCCCCTCGCCAGCCGTGAATGCTGAACCGAATATTGGCCTAAGCTGCTGCAATACATTCATTGAAAGATTGTAAGAAAGCTCACCCTCATCCGCACCCTCAACGCCGAAAAGCGATCTTGCACGAATGCCAGCACCAGCAAACCCACCAGTTTTAGCCTCTTTCAAAAGGTCAAGCGTCCGAGTAATCACTGGGAATTGAGAAACAGCGTCCACTCCAGCGTTTATGATTCCTTGCGCTCTTTCCGACGCACCCTTGCCTTGCGCCTGCGAGATAGCTACCTGTCCAGCTTCGGCGATACCTGAGTCAATGCCGCGCTGGATTGCCGCCTGAGCATCAGGGCCGGATACCGCTCTGCCCTGCTCATCAACAACTCTGACATTGCCTTGCCTGCTGTACTGAACGGCAACCCCGTTTCTGTATCTGGTAATGCCGGGACTGTA